CTGCGTGAAGAAGGGCGAAAAGATTACAGAAGAGCAAGCAGAATCTTTGCTGCAAGAGGATCTTTGTGAGTTTGAAAAGCACGTTGATCGGCTCGTGCAGGTTCGCCTTAATCAAGATCAGTTCGATGCTTTGGTGTCTTGGACCTTCAACCTTGGTCCAACCAATCTTGCGGAAAGCACACTGCTGAAAAAGTTAAATGAAGGTCACTACGAAGAGGTTCCGTCTGAGATGGCGCGCTGGAATCGTGCTGGCGGTCAAGTTATGGAGGGGCTGAAGCGTCGCCGCAAGGCCGAGGGCGCGCTTTGGCAGGGGCTAGAATGGCGAGATGTCTAATTTAGCCCTGAAAGACTTCGAAATACTGTCTGAGCAAGAGCAACAGGAAGCACTCGCCCTGCTTGACAGATACAAAACAATTGAAAAACAAGAAGTTTGCCAAAAAGACTTCATCCAGTTTGTCAAAAGCCAGTGGCCTGATTTTGTAGAGGGCAGGCATCACCGGATTATTGGCGAAAAATTCAATCGCATCGCGCAAGGTAAGCTAAAAAGGCTAATTGTTTGTCTGCCGCCGAGACACACCAAGTCTGAATTTGCCTCGACATTCTTTCCCGCGTGGATGATGGGCCTCCGAGGCGACCTCAAAATCATTCAAACCACTCACACTGCCGAACTTGCCGTCAGATTCGGCCGTAGAGTGCGAAATATCATTGATTCGGAGGAATATCAGACGGTGTTCCCCGAGCTAAAATTGCAAGCCGACAACAAATCAGCGGGCAGATGGACTACTAGCAAGGGCGGTGAGTCATTTTATGCGGGCGTGGGCGGTGCTATTACGGGTCGCGGCGCGGATTTGTTGATCATTGACGATCCGGTGTCGGAACAGGACGCCTTGAGTCCCACCGCCATGGATTCCGTGTATGAGTGGTACACGTCTGGCCCACGTCAGCGTCTACAGCCGGGCGGTATTATCGTCATAGTGATGACTCGATGGAGCACAAAAGACCTTGTTGGCCGAGTCTTAAAAAAGCAGGGCGATGATTATGCGGATCAGTGGGAATTAGTGGAGTTTCCCGCCATTATGCCCGACTCAGACGCTCCTTTATGGCCAGAATTTTGGAAAAAAGAGGAGCTTTTGTCTGTTAAGGCATCTTTGCCGCTGTCCAAGTGGAACGCTCAGTGGATGCAAGACCCAACCGCAGAAGAAGGGTCCATAGTCAAGCGAGACTGGTGGCGCAGATGGGAGGAGGGTTACGTTCCTGAGTACAACTACGTCATACAAAGCTACGACACGGCATTTTCGAAGAAAGAAACCGCCGACTACTCTGCAATCACCACTTGGGCTGTATTCAAGCCGCAGGATGGCGAGCCAGATCAAATTATCTTGCTCGACGCAAAGCGCGTGCGTGCTGACTTTCCAGAGCTTAAAAAGCTGGCGTGGGAAGAGTACAAATATTGGGAGCCAGACTGCGTGCTGATTGAAGCAAAGGCGAGCGGCACGCCACTGACACAGGAGTTGCGGCGTATTGGCATTCCCGTCACCGCCTATACACCAAGCAGGGGGCAGGATAAGATTGCCAGAATGAACTCTGTGGCCCCGATTTTCGAGTCTGGAATGGTATGGGCACCAGATGAAAGTTTTGCCGAAGAAGTCATTGAGGAAATGGCCGCTTTTCCTTATGGCGATCACGATGACTTCTGTGACTCGGCCACGATGGCGCTCATGCGCTTCCGACAGGGCGGTTTTCTGTCGCTGGGTGATGACTATGACAGGGAGATTCACCCGATGCGGCGAGATAGAAGGGTTTATTACTGATGGCAATTGAAAAGAGAGAGTTAGGCACAGATTCCAACCCCGATGTCATGCCCATGGGCCGCGCAATGGAGGTAACTCCAGAGCCCAGCCGCCAAGATTTGATCAGAGAGGCGGCTGAAATACTGGTCACCGATGACGGCATTCTGGTTGACAACGAAATCGATGCGCCACCCGAGGGCCCACCCGCGATTCCTTTCGATGCCAATCTTGTGGATTTTGTCGATGACAATGATTTGATGATTTTGGCGAAAGAGACCATTGCCAGCATTGAAAACGACAAAGAAAGCCGCAGTGATTGGGAAAAGACTTACGTCGACGGCCTTAAATATTTGGGCATGAAGTTTGACGAAATGCGAAGCTCTCCTTTCCAAGGATCTTCTGGTGTAATCCATCCGATTTTGGCGGAGGCGGTTACACAGTTCCAAGCACAGGCTTACAAAGAAATGTTGCCCGCTAAGGGCCCCGTCAAAACGGAAATAGTGGGCGCTCGGACTCCCGAGACGGAAGCGCAAGCCACTCGCGTCGAAGAGTTTATGAATTTCTACATCCTCAATGTGATGCAGGAGTTCGATCCAGAGCTAGATATGCTTCTTTTTTACCTGCCGATAGCGGGCACCGCCTTCAAAAAGGTGTACTACGACACGGCAGTCAGCAGAGCCATGTCAAAATTTGTTGAGCCGCAGGATTTGGTGGTTCCTTATGAGGCATCTGATCTCACCACTGCTGAGCGCGTTACTCATGTCTTAAGAATGTCTTCGAACGAAATTCGTAAGCAGCAACTAAACGGATTTTATGCAGATGTCGACATCAAAAGCGGAAGTTACGTTCCCAATCGCGACGAAATTGAAGAAGAGATTGATGCCATTGAGGGCATGGGCCCTGACGGCATGGATGAGCGCGATCACATTGTCTATGAGGTGCACACTGTTTTAGATTTGGTGGGATTTGAAGATATAGGCCAAGACGGACAGCCCACTGGCCTTAAACTGCCGTATATCGTAACCGTTGACGAGCGTAGTCAAAAAGTCTTGTCAATACGTCGAAATTACCTTGAGGCGGACCCCCTTAAGGCAAAGATTAATTATTTCGTGCAATACAAGTTTTTGCCGGGCCTTGGATTTTATGGCCTTGGCCTTAGTCACATGATTGGCGGCCTTGCAAAAGCCAGCACATCTATTCTGAGACAACTTATCGACGCGGGAACCTTGGCCAATTTGCCTGCGGGCTTCAAAGCGCGTGGTATGCGCATCCGAGACGAGGATGAACCCCTCCAACCGGGCGAGTTTCGAGATATCGACACCACAGGCGGCAGTCTGCGGGAAAACCTCATACCGCTGCCAATCAAAGAGCCCAGCAATGTTTTGATGAGTTTGCTGGGTCTTCTGGTGGAGTCTGGTAAGCGCTTCGCCTCCATCGCCGACATGAATGTGGGCGACATGAATCAGGCTATGCCTGTAGGCACCACCGTTGCCTTGCTGGAGCGCGGCACAAAAGTGATGTCTGCAATTCACAAACGGCTACATTACAGTCAACGTATAGAGTTTCAGCTTTTGGCGCGAGTTTTTGCTGACTACCTGCCGCCATCTTATCCCTACATGACTGGATCAGGACCTTCTGAGGTCAAGGTAGAGGATTTTGATAACAGGGTAGACATTATCCCTGTCAGCGATCCGAATATTTTTAGTCAAAGCCAGAGAATCACGATGGCGCAGGAGCTTTTACAGCTTGTGCAGTCTAATCCGCAGGTGCATGGCCCCACAGGTGTATATGAGGCTTATCGAAGGATGTACGCAGCTCTTGGCGTTGATAATGTTGAGGGATTGCTACAGCCGCCTGTGCCGCCGCCCGCACCACAACCAGTGGATGCTGGTCTAGAAAATGCTGGGCTTTTGGCGGGACAACCACAGCAGGCTTTTCCGAATCAAAATCATCGCGCGCACATTGATGCACATAGAAGTTTGTTTTTGACTGAGATTGTAAAGACAACACCACAAATCCAAGCCTTGATAATTGCACATTGTATGCAACATTTGCAGTTTCTGGCGTCAGAGATTGCGTCTCAACAAATCCCACCAGAGCTTGAGCAACAAATGGCGCAACTGGAGCAAGCGGCCGCCACAGGTCAGTTGCCGCCTGATCAAATTCAGGCAATGCAACAGCAAATGTCTGTTATTCTTGAACAAACTTCTTCTCCAATACTGGCACAATTGACTCAAGAATTCTTATTGAGCATTGGTCAGGCAAGCGAAGAAGATCCTTTAGTTGCAATAAGACAACAAGAGCTTGCTTTACGTCAGGCAGAAATGCAGCAGGATCAAGAGCAATTTGAACTGCGCGAAACAGCAAGAGCCAATGAAAAACTTCTGGAGGCGGAGCTTGCGAAACAACGCATTGATGCGACGCAGGCTAATAATTCAGAAAAAATGGATTTAGCAATACAGCGATTGGCTCAACAAGCCGATCTTAAACTTGCAGAATTAGCCGCTAAATACGGCTCACTACAGTAGGAGTTTGTTATGCCTTTGAAAGCTGGTAAAAGCCAAAAAGTTATAAGTGAAAACATCAGAAAAGAAAAAAAATCTGGCAAGTCACAAGATCAAGCGGTAGCTATTGCTTTGAAAAATGCAGAAAAATACAAGCAAGGCGGCCTTGTGACGAGAGTCAAGAAAAAAGTTAGGGGCGGTGGTGCTGCCACTAAGGGATTGGGTTTTTACGAGATTGAATAATGGATGACATTGATTTGGCTCATCGCATCAAGCGCACAATTGATGAAAGAAAAAGCTTGATTGAAGAGACGTTGATGGGAGGCCGACTTACGGATATGGAAATGTACAAGAGTATACAAGGTGAGCTTTCCGCGCTATCCTTGATTGAGGAGCAAATCTCAGACTACTTTAGGGAGAAGTAATGGGAGCGGAAGAAGCCTACGTTCAATCGGATCAAGTTGTGCTAGATCCAACTCTTTTAGAAAAAAGCGCCATCGAAAGGATGCCAGACCCAACGGGTTGGCGGATGCTCGTTTTGCCGTGGTCAGGAGTTGCAAAGTCAAAGGGCGGCATTCATCTGACTAAGGCAACTATGGACCGAGAAGCGCTTGCCACTGTGGTTGCGTATGTGGTCAAAATGGGGCCGCTTTGCTATAACGACACGGAGAAGTACGGAAACACGCCGTGGTGTAGAGAGAAGCAGTGGATTTTAATCGGAAGATACTCTGGCGCTCGATTTAAGTTAGAAGACGGCGCAGAAGTTCGCATCATTAACGATGACGAAGTAATCGGCACAATCCTTAACCCTGACGATATAGTGAGCATCCTATGATTGAGAACGCGGAACAACAAACTCCCGAGGAAGAAGTACAGATCGAAATTTCTGATGAGCCAGAACAGCAGGCGCAGTCAGAGGATGAGCTTACGGAATACTCAAAGCGCGTTTCGCGTAGAGTCAACAAGCTAAATCAGAAGACTCGGGAAGCAGAAGAGCGTGCAGAAGCCGCGCTTAGATTGGCTGAGCAAAAGGAGCAAGAGCTACAGCAGTTCCGTAATTTTGCTGTGCAGCAGCAGACAACGACGCTTCAAGCCGAAGAGGATAAGGTCAAGGCACAGGAATCTCAGGTTGACGAAATATACCGTCAAGCAGTGCAAAGCGGCGACGCTGATCTTATGTCGCAAGCAACGACTTTAAAAAACGAAATAGCCATTAAGAAAGAAAAAATTAATACTGCCAAGAGTCGACAGGCTCAGCAGATGCAACAATATGCACAGCCCGAGCAGTATCAACAGCCCCAGCAACAGCCACAGCAATATCAACAGCCGGCGCAACAGGCTCCACAGCAAGACATAAAGCCTACAGAGCAGGCTTTGGGCTGGCATGAACGAAATAAGTGGTATGGCGACGCTGAAAATGAAGAAAATCTACAGGCTACTCAGTTTGCGTATTTCACCCACTTCAACCTTATCAACGAGGGCTATGAGCCTGATAGTCAAGACTATTACGAGGCACTAGATTCCCGAATCGGAAAGGCGTATCCTAATTTAGACAGGGGCGAAGAGGCTCCTGATGCCGCAGAAAGTGAATCGCGACCCGCCGTGCAAAGAGTCGCTTCAGCCACTCCAAGTGGTCGGCAACAATCACGAGGAAAGCAAAGCGGTGTTCGTTTCTCGAATAGCGAACTCGAAAGGATTCGCGGGCTCAAGCCACATAATATGTCTGAAGACCAATGGTTGAAGACTGTGGCTCGTGAGAAGCAAAAAATCCAGCAGAGAGGAGCTAGGTAAATGACAGAAGCAAAAAACACTCGCAAAAGTCGTGAAAGCGGAGCGCACGTTAATCAGGCTCGGCGACAACCATGGCGTCCAGTGCGGAAGTTGGAAACTCCCCCTGCACCACCCGGTTACGTTTACAGGTGGATCAGAGAGAGCATGATGGGTAGCGAAGACCGAGCTAATGTCTCGCGTCGACTTCGCGAAGGTTGGGAATTGGTGCGTGCCACTGATCTCCCTCCTGAGTGGCAGTTGCCCAGCTTGGACAACGGAAGGCATGAAGGCGTCGTGTATAACGAAGGGCTTTTGCTGGCTAAGATTCCAGAGGAGACTGTTCAAGAGCGTAATGATCATTATGCTCAGAAAACAGAAACAGCTAAGGAGGCATTGGATAACAATATGTTCAATGAAACCGCCGCTGACTCCCGTTATGTTAAATATGATCCTAGTCGCTCAAGCCGTGTGTCTTTTGGCAAGCAATAGGAGAGCTAAAGCATGGCAAACAAAGATGCCGCTTTTGGACTAAAACCTGCCCGCATGATGGGTGGCGCTCCGTATAGTGGAGGCCAATCGCGTTATAGGATCGCCAACAACCAGTCAGGTGCGATTTTCCAAGGTGACTTGGTTAAGCAATTGACTGGCGGTACTGTATCTCGCGCGGCCGCCTCCTCTACTGTTCCTGTCGTTGGTGTTTTTAACGGCGTTCAGTATACGGACCCAACCTCGAAAGAGCAGATTTTCGCAAATCATTACCCCGGTGCTGTAGCCGCAGATGACATCATCGCGTTCATCATTGATGACCCAAATGTCGTTTTCGAGATACAGGCAGACGATACCTTCCCAGTGGCCGACCTTTTCGGAAACTTCGATATCGTTGATCAATCCACCACGGGTGATACTTCATCTGGCCGTTCGAACATGGAGCTTGACGTAACCACTGGTGCCACTACCACGACGTTGCCACTCAAGGCCATTGACATCAGCCAAGATCCCGATAACGACGACGTAGCGAGTGCCAACACCAATGTTATGGTTGTAATTCAAAACCATATCGCAGGTGTCAAAGGCGCTGGCTTAGCATAAGGAGGCTGACGGATGGCTATTTCACGAGCACAACTCGCCAAAGAGCTTGAGCCCGGCCTCAATGCACTGTTTGGTATGAGCTATGACTCTTACGATAGGGAGTACGAAGAAATCTTCGCTATTGAAGATTCTGAGCGCGCCTTTGAAGAAGAGGTTTTGATCACGGGCTTCGGCAGTGCGCCGGTCAAGTCTGAAGGTGCTGGCGTTTCTTTTGACACCGCATCAGAAGGCTTCACGGCCCGGTATACGCACGAAACCCTGGCCCTGGCCTTCAGTCTCACCAGTGAAGCTGTCGAGGATAATCTGTACGACTCACTTGGTCGACGTTATGTGAAAGCGCTTGCGCGATCCATGGCAAACACCAAGGAAGTCAAAGGTGCCGATGTTCTCAATAACGCATTTAGCTCCAGCTTTGCTGGTGGCGATGGGCAGCCTTTGATCTCTACTGCACACCCACTCGCGGGTGGTGGCACGCTGGCTAATCGCGCGACCACGATGGCAGACCTTAACGAAACTTCGCTGGAAGACGCGCTGATTGACATCAGCACTTTCACCGATGATCGTGGTTTGACCATCTCGGTTCAAGCGACCAAGTTGGTTGTACCGCCGCAGTTGGTGTTCGTTGCAGACAGAATCTTGAACTCAACTCTGCGTTCTGGAACTGCTGACAATGACATCAATGCGATTCGCAACACTGGTGTTCTTCCGCAAGGCTACACGGTCAATCACTACTTGAATGACCCTGATGCCTACTTCCTGCTGACCTCGGTCACTGATGCAGGCGAAGGACTCAAGATGTTCCAGCGAACTGCGATGGAAACCAGCATGGAGCCCGACTTCTCCACGGACAACATTCGGTACAAGGCCCGCGAGCGTTACAGCTTCGGCTTTTCCGACTGGCGTGGAATATATGGTTCTCAAGGGGCTTAAGTCACCCCTTGTTCACTCCTCGGGGCCTTCGGGCCCCTTTTTTTTATTTTGTTTCGGAGTACACTGTCGTAGTCTAATGGCTATTGCATAGGGCAACGGCTGGTTCACAAGGAGAACTGTTATGACAACTCACTTTACCTCTGGCGTTACAAACGTAGGCGCTGGTAGCACATTGGGCCGCGCAAAGATGCCAGCCCCCGCCAAGTATCACGTTTATCACAACGATTTCGACACCTATCTTGCGAGTGACTGGACAATCACCACTACCGAGGGCGGCTCTGGCAACGCCTCAGAGGCTCTGGGCGATGGTGATGGCGGCCTTTTAGTCATCACAAACGATGATGCTGATAACGACAACGATTTCCTTCAGCTTGTCAAAGAAGGCTTCAAGTATGAAGCTGGAAAGCAGTTGGCTTTTAACGCGCGATTTAAAACGTCTGATGCCGACGCCTCTGATGTTGTGATGGGTCTACAAATTACCGACACCAGCCCGCTAGATGTCTCTGACGGCATTTTCTTTTTGCTGACGGACGGCTCCACTACTTTGACGTTCATCGTGGAGAAAGACGGCACCCAGAGCACGCTGGATTTGCCTACAGCCATGGCTGATGACACCTTTATGACGGTTGGCTTCATGTATGATCCGAAGGATCAAAAGTTTCACGTTTATCAGAACAACACCGAAGTTGGCGCTGTGGTTTCTACAAACGCCCCTGATGACGAGGATTTGACCGTTAGCTTTGGCATCCAGAACGGCGCGGCGGCGGCAAAAGTCCTGACCGTAGATTATGTGACGGCCATGAAAGAGCGCACAGCCAGCACCGAACTCTAAATTGGAGGTTCCACATGGCTGATGCAGTCACTTCGCAAACCATTCAAGACGGTGAACGCAAAGCCGTCTTGAAATTCACCAATGCCAGCGATGGCACGGGTGAGTCGGCAGTAAAAAAAGTCGACGTTTCTGCTTTAACGTCCAACACTCGCGGTGAGGCTTGCACTGCCGTCACTATCAACAAGATTTGGTGGCAGTGCACTGGTATGTCTGTAAAGATTGAGTTCGATGCCTCATCGAATGTCTTGGCAATCGGATTGTCAGAAAACTCTAATGGTCACCATGACTATTCGAATTTCTCTGGCATCCCGAACAATGCAGGCTCTGGCAAGACTGGTGACTTAGACTTTACAACTGTCGGCCATTCTTCCGGTGATAGCTATATGATTATTCTGGAGCTAATCAAGAGTTACGGTTAATTTATGGCTACGACTAAAGACGTAAAGCGACTCCCCTCTGGGCGATTGAGCTACAGGGGGGAGACTTTTGCTGGCTACAACAAACCAAAGCGGACGCCGGGTAAGGCCAAAAAAAGTGCGGTTCTTGCCAAGAAGGGTGATCAGGTAAAGCTAGTCAGATATGGTGATAGCAAAATGACTATCAAAAAAAGTCAGCCCGCAAGACGCAAGTCTTTCCGAGCGCGGCATAAATGCGATACCGCAAAAGACAAATTTTCGGCCAGATACTGGTCGTGTAAGGCTTGGTAAGAGGATTTAATTATGAGTATTCAGCGCGATATCCAGCTTCCGCCACCCCGTATGCAAGAAGGCGGCACTGCGCCCACATTTTTTGAAAGGATCGCAGAGATGGCCCGTCAAGGGCGCGAAACAATGCGTAGAATGCAATCGGAAGGATTGCAAGGGATTCCCAGCAGGACAACTCCTGAACTTATGGGAATAGGAGATCGCGCTTCGGGCCAGTCAGCGGAAACCTTATTTAATAATTTAGTGAATACCACGCAAGGGGCCATGGGTGGCTCTTCGCAGGGAACCACGGGCGGCTCTGCGCCGATGTCAAACCCCTTCATGGGCGGCTCTCCATTTGGCTTTAGCATAGATCAAGACATGATTGACAGGGTTAGAGAGATGATCCGCCAGCGGCAGCAGCAGATGGCACAGCCTGCGCCGCAACAGCCACAGATGGACCCTGCCGCGATCCAAGCAAGACTCGATGAGTTTTTGGCAAACAACCCAGACAGGGCTTCAATCTCTCTTCCTTTTGGCGGCAACATTGATATAGCGAATCTGAGAGATAGAATGGCGCGCCTATCCGCACTGATGGGTCGCGGAATGACTGTACAAGAAGCCATGGGTAATCAGCGCGCGGCCATCGCGCAAGGTCACGATCTCAACAACGACGGCATTGTAACTGATGCAGAATACAGGCAGTCGACCATGCCTGCGCCGACTGGCAATACGATAAATCGCACTCCAGTCAATCCGCCTGCGGTCAATGCGATGATGATGGCAAGCGGAGGCAGAAGATAATGCCAAAAGCGAAATCCAAGGCGAAGCCAAAGAAAAAGGCGAAATCTCGCGTTAATGAGGCGGGAAACTACACGAAGCCCACGCTTCGCAAGAGGCTATTCAACCAAATAAAAGCAGGATCTAAGGGCGGACGCAGTGGTCAATGGAGTGCCCGGAAGGCGCAAATGCTGGCCTCCGCCTATAAAAAAGCTGGGGGAGGATACAAGGACTGATGGCTCTCAAGAAGTCACAAAAGTCTTTGAAGAAGTGGACAAAGCAAAAGTGGCGCACTAAGTCTGGCAAGCCAAGCACGCAAGGGCCCAAAGCCACAGGCGAGCGATATTTGCCAGAAAAGGCCATCAAGGCGATGTCTGACAAGGAATATGCGGCTACCACTAGGAAGAAGCGCGCGGACACCAAGAAGGGCAAACAGTTTTCAAAGCAACCCAAGAAGGTTGCCAAAAAGACAGCGAGGCATCGCAAATGAAGATCGACGAAAAGAAGGCTGACTTGGATAAAGACGGCAAGCTGTCTGGATACGAGAGAAAGCGCGGCGAGGCGATTGCTCGCAATCTGAATAAAGGCGGTTACGTCGAGGTTCAAGGACGTGGCTGTGGCGCGATGATGGAAGGCAAGCGCAAAAAAACCCGAATCCCCAGATCGTGAGGTTGTTATGAAAATGAAAGCTAAAGGCATGAAGAAGGGCGGCATGATGAAAGCCAAAGGCATGAAAAAGGGCGGCATGATGAAGTCCAAGGGTTATGCTAAGGGCGGCGCTATGAAGACCAAGGGCATGGCAAAAGGTGGCGCTATAAAAACTAAGGGCGGTGCTACTGGCGGCAAAATGCGAATGCGGCCACCGTCAAACAAAAAGAGTGGTCTTTACGGGAGATAGATGGCTTATTTGCAAAGTAATATCCCGCACTTCAAGTGCTGGGTACGCAGGGAGTACACGCACAACCATCAGCAATACCACGGCGAATTTATTCATGCTATGGCTATTGCCGTCACAACAATGCCAACTCGATGTCTCAGTTTTCAGTTAATTTTTACTGGGGCTGAGACTTACGACGATGACAACGAGCCAAATGTTCATGGCGGTGCTATGTGGGCTCGGATGCCGATTACCGCATTGGTAGGCGACACTCCCTTAGAGGATTGGCCAGAGCCTATGCCGGTTTGGGCGGCTCAGCCGTGGGATTGTAGCTCTCATCATCATGCTGTTTATGTGCTCGACAGAGCCACGCCGTGCCCTTGGCTGGCGATGATTGACGGCGAGATGTATCCCGCCAAATATTATTTCACTGTCGATTATGCAGAGAACGAGATCGCTGACGATCCCGCTCAGCATAAGCAAAGTCACGTTCTTGAGTTGCTTGATGCAGGACCATGGACAGGCAACATAGTGGCGTTACCAAACAACCGAGTGCGAGTGACGCACCCCGCATGGTTCGAAACCGGCGAGGGCGCACCCGACTTCAGACCCTCTCAGCATATCCATTATTCCAAATCTGATTTAGACTACACGCTAGATGTGAACCAAGTGTTTAACAATCTCTACGCGGGTGCTGAAGATGGCGACGAGCGGCAGTAAAGATTTTGAATTAGATGTAGCGGATTATGTAGAAGAAGCCTTTGAGCGATGCGGCCTAGAGCTTCGCACCGGCTACGACCTTAAAACGGCACAGCGATCTCTCAACCTGATGCTTGCCGAGTGGGCCAATCGCGGATTAAACCAGTGGACAATCAATCAGAAAACAATTAGTGCAGTAAAAGATACTATTGTATACACGATTGACTCAACCAACCCTACGTCGGTGATTGATGTGCTGGACGTATTTGTCCGCGAAACGGTGTCTGGCACGACCACAGACTTGCCTCTTACAAAACTTTCTCGGGCAGAGTATGCCCACATTGCGACGAAAACCAGCACCGGCAAGCCCAATCAGTATTTTGTGGATAAACAAATTAGCCCGACCATCACGATCTATCCCGCTCCCGACAAAAACTCAACATATACGTTGCACTTAAACGTGTTAAGTCGCATGGATGATGCTGATGCGGGGACCAACACCATGGAAATTCCATTCCGGTTTTTTCCGTGTCTAGCGGCAGGACTTGCTTACTACATAGCTTTGAAGCGCGTGCCGGATAGGGTGCCTTTGCTAAAACAACTCTATGAAGAGGAGTTTGAGCGCGCCCTTTCACAAGATCAGTCTCGCGCGTCGTTTAGAGTGGCGCCAGACCTCACAATCTACAGGATTGCTTGATGTCGTTTAGCGGCGGCAAAAACGCTTACGGAATCTGCGACATAACTGGGTTCCGATACAAGCTAAAAGACATGAAAAAAACGTGGAATGGTCTTTTGGTGGGCCCAGACCAGTGGTCCCCAAAGCACCCACAACTGGACCGCAAGCCCTCCACCTATGATCCAGAGGCAGTGAGAAACGCAAGAGTTGACCCATCAAGCGACGGAGAAGATGGAAACTTTTTCATGGTCTATACAAATGTGGGCAATGGTATACTAGGCGCAGAAATAAGTACGTTTCAAATCAACAGTGCAGTCGGCACTGTGGAGGTGACAATCACATGAGTTTTACGCTTGCGAGCCTCAAAACTACCATTCAAGATTATTTACAGGTCGATGAAACTACCTTCAACAATAATTTGAATCGTTTCATTCGTGAAAGCGAAGATCGTATTTTTAAAAACGTAGAGTTGCCACAGCAACGCCAAAACGTCACAGGCAACATGACGGCAACCAAACGTTTTCTTGCTACGCCTTCAGATTTTTATGCACCATTTTCCTTGGCGGTGATTGACAGCAACATTTATTACTACCTTGAGTTCAAACACCCAAGTTTTATAAAACAATATTCTCCAAACAACACCACGCAGGGCAGGCCAAAGTATTATTCTTTGTTTGACGACACGGCTTTTGAGCTTGCCCCGATTCCAAATTCGAATTATGACGTCGAACTGCATTATTTACACAAACCCGGCAGTTTGACGGCAGAGGGAGACTCTGGCACGACGCTGCTGTCCACCGATCACCCAGACCCGTTGTTGTACGGTGCCTTGGTTGAGGCGGCAGTGTTTCTGAAGGAGCCCATGGATGTCGTGCAAACTTTCGAGGCTCGGTTCAAAGAAGGGCTTGCGAGGATGAAGAACGTCAGCGAGGGACGTTCTACTCGTGATGAGTATCGGTATGACTTATTGAGGATAGGTGTGACCTAAGAATGTCAGAAATCAGGGAGCTAGAGGGCAAGAAGATTGCCATCTTGGGGCTAGGCGCCTCTCAAATCGATTACGTTATATCCGTAGAAAATAGTCAAGAGTGGGATGAGGTGTGGTGCATCAACTCCTCTCTGGCTGTTTTTGACTGTGATCGCGTTTTTATGATGGACCCAGCATCGCGGTATCTTGATACCGAAGATGCGGGAAATCAAACGGACGTGATGCGAAAGTTATTGCCCACGTTCAATAAGCCCATTTACTCGTGCGAACTCGACGAGAGGGTGCCCGCTCTTGTTGAGTATCCCATCGTCGATGTTATTCAAGACCAAAAATGTGCATATTTAAACAACACTGTGGCCTACGCCATAGCATTTGGTCTATATAACAAAGTTGGCCACATGGATTTATTTGGAATGGATTTTAGTTATAAGCACAATTTGCACTTTGCGGAGGCTGGCCGAGGGTGCGTGGAGTTTTGGATATCCCGTTGCATCAGTGAGGGCGTTAGCATTGGGGCAAGCCCACGATCCGCACTGTTAGATAGCAACGTCGAGCCTCACGAGCGTCTATATGGATATCATAGACTGGATGACCCCCTGTTAGCGATGCCCGATCAAAGCGGACAGTGGATTATTTGCAATCGTTCTAAGTTTGCCGAAGCCCAAGAAAAATATGACTTTCAACGAATAGAAATGCCCGCCTCACCAGAGCCATACAAAGGATGATGGGCTCAAATATTGGGGCCTCTATTGGGCAGGTGATGGTTGCTACTTCTGATGACGGTGGTCACGATCCAGAGTTCTGGGCCGAAGTTACGACTAATCGGATTTTGCAAATATCGGAAGATGCACCGCCCCATGTAAGGCAACAGGCCGAGGCTTTTCGGAATGAGGTGTATAGTGTTATTCTGCGCGGAATGAAGAGCGCTATTTTTTCAGATAGAACCACGATTGCTCAGACATTGCGAGGTCAAGGGCACACACAGTTTGCGGACATTTTAAAGGAACTTTGACATGGCCATTACCAGCGCAATCTGCACCAGCTTCAAACAAGAATTACTCCTGGGCACCCACAATTTCACTAACGGCGGCAATACGTTTAATCTTGCTTTATACACAAGTTCTGCAACGCTTGGCGCAAGCACGACTGCCTACACCACATCGAATGAGGCAAGTGGCACAAACTACACCGCAAAGGGAGCGGCATTGACAAATGTGACGCCTGTCACCTCGGGAACAACCGCAATTGTGGATTTTGCCGATCTTACTTTCGGCACTGCAACCATCACTGCCAGAGGCGCTTTAATTTTTAACACGTCAGCCTCAGATAAGGCGGTTTGCGCCTTGGACTTTGGCGGTGACAAAACGTCTTCGGCTGGCAATTTTACTGTGGTCTTCCCGTCCCCAACCGCGACGGGCGCGATCATTAGGCTGGCGTAATGCCAAATGCCGCTACAAACATTAGATTTCAAACCGGGGATTGACAAAGAAGCCACGGATTACTCGGCGAAGGGAGGCTGGGTGGATGGCAATCTCGTTAGGTTCCGTAAAGGCAGAGTCGAAAAAATTGGTGGCTGGGCTAAGTTGGGCGCTAATGCCTTTCTTGGTATTTGTCGCGCTCTTCATAGCTGGATTGAGTTGGGCGGCACTCGGTATCTGGGACTCGGCACGACGTTTAAGTATTACATTGAAGAAGGCGACGCCTACAACGACATAACCCCGATTCGGTCTACCACGGGCGCGGGAGACGTTACGTTTGCCGCGACTAACGGCTCTTCCACAATCACTGTGACTGACACTGGACATGGCGCGGTCAATAATGATTTTGTGACCTTTAGTGGAGCCGCTACGTTGGGTGGCAATATCACTGCTGCAGTTCTGAATCAAGAATATCAAATTAGTTTGGTGACAAGCGCCAACGCTTACGAAATCATCGCAAAAGATACTGCTGGCGCAGCGGTCACGGCCAACTCTTCTGACACTGGAAACGGCGGATCTTCAGTGGTTGGCGCATATCAAATAAACGTCGGTCTAGATGTTTATCTTGCATCTACGGGTTGGTCCGTCGGCACATGGGGAGACGGCGGATGGGGCTCCACGTCTCCAACATCAAATGTCAACCAGCTCAGAATTTGGACACATGACAACTTTGGTGAAAATCTCATCATTAACCCAAGGGGCGGCGGCATTTTCCGTTGGGTTGACAGCGATGGGCTAGGAACGAGAGCCCAAAAACTTTCCACGGTTAGCGGGGCAAATTTAGTGCCCACGGTCGGATTACAAGTGATTACCTCGGAGGTCGACAGGCACCTTATTGTGCTTGGTGCCGATCCGATTAGCGGTTCATCTAGAACAGGCACCGTCGATCCGATGCTTGTTGTATTTTCTGATTCTGAGAATGAGTTGGAATTTGAGCCGCTCAACACAAATTCTGCTGGCTCTCTCCGCATTTCGAGCGGATCTTTTATTGTTGGTGCGACCAAAAGCCGACAAGAAATATTGATTTGGACGGACACCAGCCTATATTCCATGTCTTTTATTGGGCCGCCGCTGACTTTTGCTGTTAACTTGGTCAATGAGGGCGCGGGGTTGATTGGCCCGAAAGCAACTGTAACGGCACCGGGCGGTGTGTTTTTTGCTTCCAAAACGGGGTTTTATGTGTACAACGGCGCGGTGCAAAAATTGCCTTGCACCGTCCAAGAATACGTTTTCAACGATCTTGATCTCAGTCAAGCGTTTAAGTGCCACATGGGCCTCAACTCAGAATATGGCGAAATGTGGTTTTTCTACCCAAGCATTGAGGATGGCACGCAAGAGGTATCTCGCTACGTCATTTATAACTATGAAGAAAATCACTGGTCTATTGGCAGTTTAGTGCGTTACGCATGGCTTGACGCAGGCATAGAAGACACGCCTTTCGCCACAGCCACAGATTCTTCGGAACAGTTTGTTTTTCAGCACGAGTCAGGCTATGACAACCTTGACGCGGGTATGTCAGGGGTCTTCATTGAGAGCGCAGATATCGATGTTGGCTCTGGCGAAGACTTTAGCTTTGTCAAAAAAATTATTCCTGACGTGCGATTTATCAGCGAATCATCAGTCTCAAATAACCCTGCCGTAAATTTTGTGCTGAAGAGACGTAATTTCCCCAGCGATTCGTTAGTTACAGACAGTACCTCTCAAATTGCGGCAAGCACTCAGTTTAAAAATCTTCGTAGCAGAGCAAGGCAAATTGTTCTGCGGTTTGAAAGCGATGATGACTTGCCGAGCGGTGATGCGCTTGGTTACAAATGGCGATTAGGCTCTACCCGTGTCGATGTACAGCCCAGCGGTAGGCGCTAATGAGCGTTTTGTTGCCAACCCAGCTACCCCTAAGCTCGCGGGTTGGGGATAAAGTCGATGCTGATACCTTTAATCGCCTTATACGAATTTTAGAACTTAATCTTGGCGGCGTGGATTTCAGCATTTCGCCGCACTTCAACTCAACAGAAATCTCCCAACTGCAATTTGCCACGGGAGCCATAATCTTTAATACTACGCTTGAGATACACCAAGCCTTTGATGGCACGGTGTTCCGTAATTTATATGAGCACCAGTCTTATGCGACAGGGCTCGGAATGACGGCCAGCGTAGGGACCGTAACGGTGAGCACGCCATGAATCAATTTCTTCAGCAAAGAATTTCTGCCATGGCTGGAATGCCTATGGGACCGCAAGCGCCGATGATGATGGCCAAGGGCGGTGAAGTAGACACTAGCCCTATCGATCTGCAAGACCCTCAAGTCCAGTCTGACATCGCAATGTCTGCGGAAATGCCGATGGACCCAAATGCGGGGCTACGAGAAACCATTTCTGAACTAATGAATGCGGCCGCTACGGCAGAAGACCCATTAGACGCTCAAGTGGCGCTGGGTTTTGCAGAGGCGGCACAAGTCGGCACCCAAGCGCCGATGGCAGATATGGCTGTGCAACTTTCTCAGGCTGGCCGTGGATCTGACACCACACTGGCCCACCTAGCGCCCGGTGAGGTTGTTTTGCCGCCCGAAATGATGGCGGACGCCGACTTTGAGCGGGTTGTTGGTGAGCGCTTTGCGGAACTTGATCTGGACCCAGAGCAGTATGTTGTTGGCTCTGGCATTGCCTCTTTGAACCCGATCACCGGACTAGAAGAATTTGGTTGGTTTAAGAAGACTTGGAAGTCGATCAAAAAGGTCGGCAAGAAGATTGTCAAGCCCATAGCCAAGGTGGCGCAGTTTATACCGGGCCCTTGGCAACCTTATGCGGCCATAATCAGCAAAGGTTATAGCGCTTATGATGCCTTCAAAAGCGGCAATCCTCTGGCGGGAATAGCGGCTTTGGGCGCACCAATGCCCGGTGGCGGCGGGTTTCAAATACCCGGCTTCGGCGGAAGCGGCGGCATCTCAGTACCGGGTTTTGGCGGCGGTATGTTTGGAAGCGGAAGCGGGGGAATTGCAAACTTGACTAATCCAGCGGGCGGTGGCTCCAACATTTTTGGAAGCATCTACGAATACATCATGCCGGGCGCTGATAACGTGGGGTTGTTGGGCAATCTCGGACAGACCTTTGGCATTGGTGGCGGCGGTAAAACTGCGGCAGAAATTCTCACAGAGGCGGCGCAAGGAAGTCCAGCCATAGATCAGGCCATACAAGATGGCATGGCGCGCGGGCTGAATTTCGAGCAAATTCTTGCGGAGTTGCAGGGCGCTGGCACAATTAGTCCTTACGCGGGCCAAGGCGTTTTCGGCTCAATCGGCGAATTTATTATGCCGGGGGCTGACAATCGCGGCTTGCTTTCTAATTTGGGCGGCATCCTCGGATTGGGTGGCGGTCAGCAAGGCGGCCAGCAAGGCGGCTTTAATTTGGGATCACTGTTGGGCCTCGGCGGCCAAGGCGGGGCAGGCGGTATGGGAATCGGTGGTTTGCTCGGCACCGCTGGTTTGGCTGGACTGCTCGGCAAGCTGGCCTACGACGAGGCCAAGGACCGTAAAGGTGTGCCTCTAACCCCGCTTACGCAAATGAATGCGGCGGGCCGATACAAT